GAGGTGTTGTAGAAGACAGTACTGAAACAGCAGTAGAACAACAAACAATTAAAGAAATTCTTGACGCTGCCGAACAAGGTGATAAAGCAGCAATGAAGAAACTAAGAGCTATCACCAAGAGATTACAAGCTGCTTCTGGTAATCCTGAAGCCTTAAGAAGAATGGCTCAAGAAGGACCACTTATTAAAGGTCTAAGAGTTAGTAATGAAATATTTATCAACTCAATTCTTTCTGGTCCTGAAACTCATGCAGTTAACATTCTTTCTACTGCACTAAATACAATTGCAAGACCAATTGAACAAGTAGCTGGAGCAGCAGTTACTGGTAATACCCAAGGAATGATGAGAGGTGCAAAAGAACTTATTTATCTGACTCAATCAATAAGTGATTCATTAAAGATGGCTAAAGCTGCTTTTAGAATTGAAGATAATATTATTAACCCTGGAGCAATGATTCAAGATGCTTCTAGGTTTAATGTTCGTATGGATGGAGAAGGAACATTAGCAAATATCATTAACACCTTTGGAACAATACAAAGATTACCTTCTCGTTTCTTATTAGCTGAAGATGAGTTTTTTAAGAGTATGAATTTTAGAGCTTATGTCAAAGCAAGTGCTTGGGAAAATGGAGTCAATAAAGGATTAGATGGCAAACAATTAAAAACTTATATTCAAGATCAATTTGATAAAACTATTGGAATTGTGAATGAAGGAAGCATGAAAAATACTAAGAGTATTGAAATAGCTGAGTTGTACGAAAAGGCACAACAATATGCAGCAGAAACTACTTTTACAGCTGATTTGCCAGCTGGTTCTTTTGGTAAGAAATTACAAGGTGTAGCTAGTCATCCAGCAGGAAGGGTTGTTTTTCCCTTTGTAAGAACACCTCTAAATATATTTAAAGCTCAAGTAAGAAGAACACCTGGAGTTAATTTAATTCTTCAGGAATATAGACAAGCTTTAAAAAGTACTGATCCATCTGTAGCTGCTAGAGCTAGAGGAGAAATGGTTATAGGTGGTGCAGTATGGAGTGTTGCTGCTGTTACTGCTTATTCAATTAATGATGATTTTTCTGAATTAGCAATTACTGGTGGTGGTCCTTCTGATTACACTCTTTTAAATCAAAAGAAAGCTACAGGTTGGCAACCATATAGTTTTAGATTTTTAGTAAAAGGCAAAGATGGTCAACCTGTTATTGGACAAGACGGTAAACCAAAATATAAATATGTAAGTTTTAAACGTTTAGATCCTTGGTCTTCTTTCTTAATGATGGCTGCTGATGCTACTGCTATTACAGGTCAATTAAATCAACAAGATAGAAATGATTTTGGTGTTGCTGCTTCTGTTGCTTTAGGAAGAAATATTACTAATAAAACTTATTTACAAGGTATTACTGAACTATCAGATCTATTGCAGAAACCATATAAGTTAGAAAGTTGGTTAGCAAGAAGAGCAGCTGCAACAATTAATCCATTTAGTTCTTTAGGTAGGTCTGGAGCTAAATATGTTGATCCAACAATTATGGATAAGAGAGTTAGATCAGGTGATGAAGGAATGGTTTTACTTAGAAAATTCCATAATGAATTAGCAGCTACTATTCCTGGTTATGGAGCAGGGATGAAACCTATTCAAAACTTTATTACTGGTTCTCTTGTTGAATATCCACCTGGTTATGGTCCAGACATAATGAATATTATGAATCCAATTAAAGAAACAAACAGTGTTAATAATTTAGTGTTGACAACATTAGATGATATTCAGGCAAAAATAGCACCACCAAAAGATGAATTACTTGGAGGTGTAAAACTAGATCGTGACCAATATTCTGATTTAGTCAATGAAATTGCTTTTAAGGCAAAAATAGGTGGAGTAAGAATGGTACATGCTCTCAATAAGACTATGAAACGTAAAGATGTTCAAGCTCTTTTAGCTACAGCTAGAGGAGAAAATATCGATACTACTAATCAAGACACATCTGTAGCTGCTCAAGAAGAAGCCAGAGAACAGGCTGAAGACATATTCCGTCAAATTATTAATGCTTATAAACAACAAGGTAGGGAGCAATGGATAAGAAAACCAGAAAATCGTGAACTAGCTATAAAATATGATGAAGAGATTAATACTATTATTGGAATTAAGAACAATTCAGTAATCGAAAACTTTAAGCAACTCCAAGGTCTCTCTAACTAATCATGGCTACTAACACTGCTGCATCTTTTACCAGTCACACTGGCAATAATACTGCTGGTCCCTTCTCTATCTCCTTCAGTTACCTTTCTGAAGATGATATAGATGTAACCGTTGGTGGAGTTTTAAAAACTAAAACCACCCACTACACTTTTCCATCAGCTACTACCATTTCCTTTACTTCAGGGAATCATCCTGCTAACGGCGCTGCAATTAAGTTTCAAAGAGATACAAATATAAGTGCTAAAAGAGTAGATTTTGTAGATGGAGCAATCTTAACTGAATCTGACCTTGATACAAATACTGAGCATTTATTATTTGGAATACAAGAAGTTCTTAATCATGTAGATACAAAAGAATTTACTTCTGCTCAAATTCAAGATGGCACAATAGTTAATGCTGACGTTAATGCAAGTGCTGCTATAGCTGGTACAAAGATATCACCTAACTTTGGATCTCAAAATATAGTTACATCTGGAACTGTAGATGGTAGAGATGTTTCAGCAGATGGAAGTAAATTAGATGGAATAGATGCAGGAGCTAAAGATGATCAAACAGCAGCTGAAATAAGAACATTAGTTGAAAGTGCTAGCGACTCAAATGTATTTACTGATGCTGACCACACAAAACTAAACGGGATAGATACAGGAGCTAAGGATGATCAGACAGCAAGTGAAATTAAAACATTACTGCAATCTGACAAGCTAACAAGTTCTGAAATAGCAACAGGCGCATTAGACGGGAGATATTACACAGAAACAGAATCTGATGCTAAGTACTTCAATGTAAGTACAGGTGACACTATTAAAGATGGTGATGCCTTCCCAGACAATGACACCACAATTGCTACAACAGCAGCAATTAATGACAGGATTATTGATTTAGTTGATGATGTTGGTGGTTTTGTACCCATAGCAAATGAAACATCATTCCCTGCTGCTAACCCTGATGTAAATAATGGAACAGGAACATTAGTTAGTGTCAAAGCATTTGCTTCTTCTCATACTCCTTCTGGTGGAAGTGTCACTATTGCAAACGGTGCAGGTTCAGGTAATACAATAACTATCACAGGATGTGGTTCAACAGTATTAGCTGCTGGTTTTGGTGGAATCCTTGAAACAACTTCAACTCTTCATACATATACTTTCCATCGTCTTACTCCTAAAGCAACAGAAGTAACAACAATTGCTGGAAACATATCAAATATAAATACAGTTTCAGGTATTGCAGCAAACGTAACCACAGTTGCTGGAAGCAATTCCAACGTCACAACAGTTGCTACCAATATTACTAATGTCAATAATGTTGGTGGTTCAATTGCAAACGTAAATACCGTTGCAACAAATTTAACTAGTATTCAATCTTTTGAAGCTAAATATCGTATAGCAAGTAGTGATCCTACTTCTAGTTTAGATACTGGTGATCTTGTATTTAATACTTCATCTAATGAATTACGTGTCTATAACGGTAGTGCTTGGCAAGGTGGTGTAACAGCGACTGGAGATCTACTTTCTAAATCTTCTGATGTATTAGATGAAGATAACTTTGCTACAAATAGTGCAACTAAAGTAGCAAGCCAACAATCAATCAAAGCATATGTAGATGCTAGTGGCTTATCTCTAATTGATGAAGATAACTTTGCAAGTAATAGTGCTACAAGACCTCCTAGTCAACAATCAGTTAAAGCATATGTAGATACAGCAGATGCACTTAAAGCAAATTTAGGAGGAGCTACATTTACAGGAAATATTGTTTTAGGAGATAACGTAAAAGCTCAGTTTGGGACGGGGAATGACGCTGAAATATATTTTGATACATCTAATCTTTATATAAAAGAAACTACAGGTTCTGGAGATATATACATTGAGTCTGACGATATATATCTAAGAAATAATGGTGGTACTGCAACCATGGCATCGTTTAAATCTGGCGCAGAAGTAGAACTTTATCATAACGGTTCTTTACAGTGTAAAACTGCTTCATACGGATTAGATTTTGCTGATAATAAACGAGCTGATTTTGGTAGTAGTAGTGATTTACTTATCTATCATGATGG